GGAAACCAGTGCGCTTGCCACCGATCGGGTGCTGCAGCGCCTCGGCCTCGGCGATGCCGGGGCCGAAGGTGATCTGACAGAGCTGCGCGAGCTGCTGCGGGCCTGGCGTGATGCCAAAACCAGCGCGTGGAAGGCGCTGGTCGGGTGGCTTGTCCGTGGCGCTCTTGCCCTGTTGCTGCTCGGCATCGCCGTGCGGCTCGGCCTGTGGGACAAGCTGTGAGCCCGCGCGCGTCTGCCCCGCTTCGCTTCGCCGGCTATGCCGCGCTGTTCGATATTGCCGATGCCAGCCGCGACATCATCCGGCGCGGTGCCTTTGCCCGCACCCTGGCCGAGCGCAGGGCACCACTGCCGCTCTACTGGCAGCACCGCCCTGACCAGCCCATCGGCACAATCGAAAAGATCGCCGAGGATGAACGCGGCCTGAGAGTGATCGCGCGCATCGACAGGCCCGAAAGCCGCGCCGCGAAGCTGCTCGCGCAGCGGCAGGTGGACGGACTGAGCTTCGGCTTTCGCGCCCGCACCGCGCGACGCAGCGAATCCGGGCGCGAACTGCTCGATATCGACCTGCTCGAGGTGAGCCTCGTCACCCATCCCCTGCAGCACCGAGCGCGGGTGCACCTTGTGACGTGACTGGCACAGAGATCAGCACCCCCAACCCTTTCCGCCGGCCGCCATTGATGCGGCCTTCTTTCTGCCCAACCGAAAGGCCCTTGCCCCATGGAAAATACCTCCACGCCTCCCCCTGCCACCGCCGCGACCGATCCGCTTGATGCCAGCTTCGATATCCTTGCGCGCCAGGACAAGATCGAGGCCGAGATTGCGGCCCTGCGCGTTGATGTGGACGAGGTGAAGTCCCGCCTCGACAAGGTCGCCCGCGCCGCGTCACGTCCGGCCATCGGCAGCGCTCGGGATAGCGACGGGACGGAAATCAAAGGCTTTGTGGACGGCTATCTGCGCCGCGGCCGCGAAATCGAGACCAAGTCGATCAATGGCGCCAATCCCGCCGAGGGTGGCTATGCCGTGCCGCGCAAGATCGATGCGATGATCGCCAGCCAATTGCGCGACACCAGCCCGATCCGAGCGATCGCGCAGGTGGTGCAGACCGGCACTGCCGGCTACCGCAAGCTGGTCGCCACCGGCGGCACCGCATCGGGTTGGGTCAGCGAAATTGCCCCCCGGCCCGAGACAGCCACGACGACCTTCGCCGAAATCGCTCCGCCATTTGGTGATCTCTACGCCAATCCGGCCGCGAGTCAGGCAATGCTCGACGATGCCGCATTCGACATCGAGACCTGGCTGGCCAACGAGATCGCACTCGAATTCGCCCGTGCCGAAGGCTCGGCTTTCGTCAATGGCACCGGGATCAACCAGCCGGAAGGCTTCCTCACCGCACCCAAGGCGACAGCCGAAGACGGCATTCGGGCCTTCGGGACGCTGCAATATATCGGCTCGGGCAGCGCAACTGGTCTCGGGACCGCAATCGATGCCAAGCTGATCGACCTCATCCACTCGCTGAAGTCCGGCTATCGTCAGGGTGCGTGCTTTGTCATGAACTCCACGACCTTGGCCAGCATCCGCAAGCTCAAGACTGCGGACGGTGCATTCCTGTGGCAACCGGGCCTCGTCGAAGGGCAGCCCGACCGATTGCTGGGCTATCCGGTGATCGAGGCTGAGGATATGCCCGATGTCGCAGGCGGGGCCTTTCCGATTGCCTTCGGCAATTTCCGCCATGGCTATCTCATCGCCGAGCACAGCGCGACCCGGGTGCTGCGTGATCCCTTCACCAACAAGCCCTTCGTGCATTTCTACGCGACCAAGCGGATCGGGGGCAAGGTGCTGGATTCCAACGCCATCAAGCTGCTCAAGATCGAAGCCTAGACAAACTGTCAGCTTCGCCGTCCCGGCGCGGTCGAGCCCCAGCGCTCCTGCGCCGACGACTCGCGCTCGCATCGCCGCAGGTCCTCCCCTGCCTGCTCTGGCGGTGCGGGCGCACCCTGTTTCGACGACATGTGGGAGACCCCGCGATGCAGCGGACAATCGTGCAGCCCCCGGTGATCGGCAATGCTGCGCTGGCGGAACTTAAACACTGGCTTGCAATCAGCCGCCCCAGCGAGGATGCATTGCTTGCGCGTTTGCTCGAGACCAGCGTGACCATCTGCGAGGCCTTCACCGGCCAGTCACCGCTGCATCAGACCGTTGAAGAGGTGATCGCCATTGGTCCCGTTTGGCACGAGCTGGCCTCCCGCCCGGTCCGTTCGGTTCTAGCAGCCAACGTGATAGCAAATGATGGCAGCCGGACAGCGCTGTCGTCCTCTGCCTTCGCAGTAAATCTGCGCGCGGCAGGGGATGCTTGTGTGCGCCTGTTGCAGCCGCTCCTCGGCCGCGCCGTGGCGGTTGAGTTTACCGTCGGGATCGCCGCCTCCTGGGAGACGCTTCCGCCACCGCTGGCGCAAGGCATCATTCGTCTTGCTGCGCACTATTATCGCGACCGCGACAGCAAGGGCAGCGCGGTTCCGCCAGCAGCCGTTGCAGCTCTCTGGCGGCCGTGGCGTCAGGTGGGGCTCAGATGATCCGTATCCGCTTGCGCGGGACCGACCTGGTCCGGCGACTACGCCTGCGGGCCGAAGCCATGGCCGAGCGCCATCTTCGCAGCCCGCGCCGCCACAGCCGCACAGGCAGCCATCCGTGGCGCTCGGCAGCCGCGCTCTGGCCCGACTTTGTCACCTCCAGCCCGAGGGAATGAGAGCCATGGAAAACGCCTTGCGCGCCGCCCTGATCGCCTGGCTCCGCTCCGACCCGGCGCTCGCGGGGATCAATGCGATCGAAGAAGAAAGCCCGCTCAGCACCAGCCCGCCCTGGCTCGGTATCGCCGCAAGCGCCTCGATCGATTGGGGCACCAAGGACCGGGCCGGTCGGGAGACGCGAATCGCGCTCGAACTCGAAACCCGAACCGATCTGACTGATGGCGACGCTGCACTGCTTGCAGCGATCGAACGACGGGTTCTCACCCTGCCAATCCTCCATCCCGGGTTTGAAGTGGCCTCGATCCGCTTCCTGCGCTCGCGCAGCGAGGCGCGCGACGACAATCGGCGGGCCGCTTTGCTCGAATTTCGCTTCCGCATCCTCGCCCCTATCACGGAGTAAGTCCATGCCCGCACAATCCGGTTCTACCTTCCTGCTCAAGATCAGCGACGGCGCCACACCGCCGAATTACCAGACCGTCGCCGGCCTGCGGACCACGCAGATGTCCATCAACGGCGAGAGCGTGGTGGTCACCCACAAGGGCTCGGGTGGCTGGCGCGAACTGCTCTCGGGTGCCGGAACCCGTTCGGTGTCGGTCAGCGCGGCCGGGATCTTTCTCGGCAGCAGCGCGGAAAGCGCCGTTCGTGCCCATGCACTGGCAGGCACGCTCGAGGATTATGAGCTCTCCTTCGAGGGCGGGGAAAAGCTGCGCGGGCGGTTTCTCGTCCAGCGCCTCGACTATGCGGGAGATTTCAACGGCGAGCGCACCTATACGCTTCAGTTGGAAAGCTCTGGGCCGGTGGTGGCGGTATGAGCCCATCCGCCAATCCGCTGCGCGGCGAGTGCGAAGTCGTCATCGCCGGCCAGCGCCATGTTCTCCGGCCGAGTTTCGAGCACCTCGTCTTGGCGGAAGCCGAACTCGGCTCGCTCTTCGCGCTGGTCGAGCGGGCATCGCAGGGGGCGCTGACGCTTGCCGAGATTGCCGCGCTGATCTGGCATTGCCTCCCCGAAGACCGCCGACCCGAGCGGAGCCTCGTGGGGGAAGCGGTCGTCACCATGGGCCTTATCGCCGCCACCCGTCCGGTGCGCGCAATCCTCGCGCAAGTCCTTCAAGGTCAGACGTGACACAAACCTTCGCCGAGGCGTCACGACGATGCTGCGCGCTATCGGCGCGACTGCTTGGCTGGCGACCAGACGAATTCTGGCGCGCAACGCCCGCCGAACTGGCGATGGCATTGGCCGATCCGATCCATGCCATCGCCGCAGCCCCGCCCAGCCGCGAGATGATCGCCCGAATGATGGAGCGTGACCCCGATGGATGACAATCTCGATGCCTTGGTGATCGACGTGAGGGCAAGCACCGAAGGCTTTGCCGCCGATGTCGAGAACATGCGCCGCGCGCTCGACACCTCGTTGCTCGAGGGTTTCGGGCGCGCAGGCAATGTGCTCGAGAACGGACTGCTGTCAGCCTTGCGGCGGGGCACACTGGGGTTTGACGATCTCAAGCGAGTCGCCATCCGCGCGCTCGACGAAATCGCGTCCCATGCCCTGCAGTCGGGCATTTCCATCCTGTTCGGTGGTTCTGGCACCAGTGGCTTG